AAACAGGAAGCCATCAGCATCCAAAGGAAGTCGCTGGGAAAGGCAAGACCTGGACTGTTTACGGGACCATGGGATGTGGATGGACTCTTAAACAGTTAGAGTGGTTTAAAAAATCGGGTAAATCCTATAAATTTGTCGATTGCGACAAAGAAGGATGTCCCGGAATGGAGGCTTTCCCTACGCTCATTAGCCCAAAAGGCGAAAAAATTGTCGGGTACAGAGAAGTCTAAAGACCACGAACGACGGACAACGCGATAGAGAGGATAAAAGCTTCAAGAAGCGTATCAACCTTTCTCAAAGTGCTCACGTGTTTCACCAACGATCTGTTCCAAAGAAGCCTAAGCAAGAATGTGCTGATGACGAGATTGAGTAAGAACAAAATAATGATGCGAGTACGCTCATTCGGGCTTCGGGTTTGGGAGATTTCCTTTAACATTTAATATTAGTCAATAATTTTTTTCTGAAGTAAACTTAAATGGCGAAGGATTTGCCCTTGTCTGGTTCTGAAAAAAAATTCACCAATAGACGGTGGGGGTCAAAAACGGGAATAAATAATAATAATTGTTACGCATACGCCGTGGGTGACTACGAGGCGTATCGATGGCAGAAGAGTATTCCAGGTGACAGATCCGGTCTTTCAAATAAAGGACACACCTATACACACTGTACAAGTCTCCCAAAGAGAGTTTTGTCCGATAATCCCACCAAAATATACAAAGTCGCAGCGAACGAAAAGTGTAAAAAGGGGTATTACAAAGTGATGATGTTTGTTAGCCCTGGGAGACCCACAAATTATATTAGAATGGGAGATTTCCACTTCTACAAACAACACGGTGTCGTTGAATATAAAGTGAAAGAGGGTGATACGGTCGCGAGTTTAAGTAAATTCTTCAAAGTACCGGAATCAAGAATTCGTAGTGCGGGTAAGATCGAAAAGGGTAAGAAAATCGTTTTTAAAGCTAATGTGTTCTCTCATAAGAGGGGCTGGGCCACAGGTCCTCTTTTGAGTGATGCGTCTGGTAAAATGATAAAGGATCCTAGATATGCGGCAAGGAATTATCCTGGTTTAAATTACACAACCTATTGCAGTTCATTCTGTGTCCGTGACACGGGAATCAAAGTCGGAAAGACTCATCCCAAGGTCGGACAAAAGGCTTCTAAGGTCTAATACGTTTTCTATATCAAAATTGATATCACATTCATTTAGAAAATCCATCATGGCTTCTGACTCCGGTACAACTCTAGATTCGGAGTTTTCTGTATCATTGTTCTTAACGGTTATTGTCACAGAAAACTTAGAAACATCAAATAGTTTTCGACATGTAGGACACGTGTTCTTACCTTTTTCTTTCCATTTATCTAAACATTCCGTATGAAATATATGTCCACACCGTAGGCGTGTATTTGATCTGGTCGATCTAACCTCTGTAAGACATATAGAACAGGGAGAGGACATTAAAGTATTGGTATAAGTTTTTTTTGCGTATTTTACGTGATTAGTTAGTATCCGGTTTAATGAGACCCTTTTTCGCCTGTTCCTTTTGGAGTTGTTCAATCACGGCCGGACCGCCTTTCTGGAGAAGTTGTCGGTAGGAATAATTATCCGCATATTGAACACCATTTTTTTGCATGATGTGGTTATTCAAGAGCTGTGCTGAAGAGTTAAGAGAATATTGACGACCATCTGCCATTCCCAGTCGTTGCGACATGATCTGATTTACCATGACGTTAGAAATTAATTTTTCTATTTGTGATAGTCTTGAGCCATGAATGATATCCACTGTCTCGCAAGGCATCAACCATGGTTTCAATTTTGTGTCCAAGAAATATATTGAATATGTCCTTGTCTTGAGTTTCGGTAACCCGAATTTTTTCATTTTGGTTAATGTGTTGATTGATGATATTGTATGCGAACACGATCTCCTTCAATGTCTCCGCCCCGGTGATGATAACTTTACCAGTACTAAAAATACTGGTTGTAATTTCTTTCATTTCCTCCGCTGGCCTGAACTTGATCTTCACCGCCGAATACCGATCCGGTTCAAAGCTAATCTTAAAAATATCCGAATGTTTTTCAAAATGTTGCGCAACTTCCATAAGATTGACGTTATAATTCAAACTGAAATTACTGTTTATCATGACCACACGGAAAGAATCCAATGGCGTGGGCTTTTCCAGACCTAAACAGATTTTAAACAGATATTCCAATTGAGTGATGATTCGCTTTGCGTCGATGAGATCAGATGCGCCCGCAATCTGGATAGAACCGTTTGGGAAGACTTTCACGGACTTGACAGAGTATTGATCCTCGTATGTGAGGGTGATTTGATTATAGAATGTCGTGGGTTTCAGTTTCCACTCAAATCCATCAAAATCTGAACCAACACGCCGGAGTTTTATAGAACCATTTTCTTCAAAAAGCTGTCGGAGTTTTTTAATCTCAATTTCCCGTTCGAATTTAGAAATCACGGTTATAGTCGTAATTTTAATCCATGAAGGTTTATATTCATCGGGCATCTTAGATCTAAACTCATCCAGAGTTAAGAGGTAAGAAAATGTATTATTGGCGATACTCGAATATTTCATTCTTTTTGACTTAAAAAAAGTCATGAACCAAAGTAACTTAGGAAGTCTTTAATGTCATGTTAATGAGTTTAAAAGAAAGCACGGAGATTAGTCTATGACGTCATTCTTAAAGAGTGCGCTGAATGTCGTTGATCTCGATTCTAATTTAAATTATGTGGAAATAAAATATACTAAATGGAACTATAATTCTAATACATATGAAGATTTTACCGATTACTTATATACGTCCAGTAAGGGTGATTGGACAGAAATCACCTGTTCTAAACAAGATATCCAATATGAAAATTTTCTACAAACCATGGTTGAAAAAACGATCGAATCCACGCAACGAATGGCTTTGATCGCTCTAGATAATTTACTCGCTAGAAAGAATTTGGGAAATCACGATGTTATACGTATTATGAATACGTGTAAAATTGTGAATCCTACGTTTAAAGTGCCTTATATAAACAAAAACAATACGTGGCAGATTGAATTTGCTAGAGGATTTATTCGAGATTATTTACCGGACGCCATCGAGTGTTGTCTCAATAAGAAACGATTGGGTAGGATGTTTACCGTTTTGAAGCTAATCGACGAACAATGAGTATTATTGCGGCAATAATGGCGGCAACACACACAATCTTAATTATAATTGTCCTGGTATCGTCTTCATCTTTATCGATGGGGGGTTCTAAACCGGTATCGATATTTCTCTTTTGAATCGGCAAACTCTTGTCGACGGCTGGCCGGGAGCACCAATCTAACGTATTATCGCCCGCAGAAATACCATATTTACATATGGGACTCTCTTCCGGTTCAGCAACACCCGGGGTTTCATCTTTGATAGATCCCTTAAATTCAGATTTAAGTGTTTCACGTCTCCCACCCGGCAATGAAAAATCGTTCTGAACAAATGGATTAATCTTATCTATGGCCGCCTCATCATCGATCATACAAGAACTCATTATTTATTATAATCTTACATTTTATATTTTTTAGTTTTGATCTTCTGTCTGTGTTCTGACCACATTGTGTCCAAATCAACATCAAGCATGTGCGCCAGTTGAAATAAATAACTAAACACATCTCCCATTTCCATCATAACATCTATACCCCTTTCCTTTTTTAAATTTGTCTTCTTGAATGTTTTCTTGTATTGTCTGATAGCAGATGCCAGTTCGCCCACCTCCTCTGTGAGAAGAAGCCATACCGTATCTACATTCGCACGATCCCACCCCTTTGATTTGCACACCTTTTCGGTTTCGTTTTTGTAATAATTTAAGGTGGTCATGTTACTTAATTGTGTCTAGTGTCATAACTTTAAATATTTGTACACAGTAACAATGTCCATTCGTGCGAGGCTCGCGAACAATAGAGGAAGAATGACTGTCGTGTCTATCATATGTCTGGTTAGTATCATTGGAATTATGGTCTATATCAGGAGGAAATCGGATAAAAAACTTGAGAGTGAATATGCCGAATTTTACGAAAATAAAGACGATACTATACCCGACGAGGAAAAGGTGGATATAGATGACATGTTCTCGTTAAAGAAATTACAAAAATCAATTATAAAAGATGCAAGAGAGGATGGACTTACGACGGCCAAATTTGCCGCCAGTATGGGTATCGCCCCGGAATATGTGAGAGGATCTAAAAAAAATAAAAACAAAAATGTTCGTAAACAATAATAATGAGCCTTTTGTCTGTCAATCACTATAATGAACTCAGTAGATTACAAGAAATTTCTAATTCACTGAGTTTGTACCCAAACCCCATAAATGTTGCACAAGAGGCCACAAATCTTACGGTAGAAACAATCCAAGGTATATTAGATGGTTTAATTCGTCGTATCAATAAAATGGACATACTTCCAGATGACGTAAAAATGATCATCGGTGATATGGATTCTGACAATTTACACAAATTAACATGGCAATTGCGCCGATTACATACCTATCTTTGAATTCTTAGGAATCTTCATGCCCACTAAGCTCGTACTCACTGGCCTGTCCTCGGGATTGGCAATAGTGTCTGAGTCCTTCAAATAATCGATGTACTGTGTAACTCCCGTTTGAATTTGGGATACCGCAGTATTTATCACCTGTTCGTTAATAAACTTGACTTGTTCATTCACCTTATGATAATGATCACCACTGTTATTTATAAATGCGACACGCATAATTCCATATAAATCCTGGTCATTCTGATAATCGATGGCAATACCAGTCTTGTTTTTGAAAGTCTGCCTGATACCCCGCTGTAAAACATTTCGGTTAAATTCCGAAAAGAAAAGCGTGTTCAGGGGAGTCTCCTTTTGGCTGAGTGAATTGAGGTTCAAGTTATCACACATTTAATATTAGTGAACAGTTTTTTTTCGGGGAGTATATTAAATGATAACCGGAGCCGACTTCGACAAGTCATTTAATGCCAAAGTCAAAAACTTTGAAATGAAACCGACTTCAGACGCCGAACCGTTTATCGGTTCATATCCGCCTGTCTCTCGTCCGGGTGATGCCGGTCGTTTTTTTGTGAATACCAGTTCCCTGGTTCCGCCCCCAGTTGAACGTGTGGGTGCTGTTCCCGTGAAAGACAAGAAGAAGGGGTGGTGGGGAAAGAAGTGATATAAAAATAATCAGTGAAATATAGTAATAGAAGGATGAAAGTTATAAAACGTTCTGGTCGTGAAGTTGAAATGCGGTTTGACAATATCACTAGCAGAATAGATGTCCTCACGGAAGGGTTATCATCGGAACTCGAGCCATCGAAGGTAGCACAACAGGTGTTTTCTTCGTTATATGACAGGATAACAACCCAAGAAATTGACGACCTCTCATCGGAAACTTGTATTGGAATGATTACCAGTCATCCGGATTATGAAATCCTGGCGGCTCGTATCGTAGCAAGTAATATCCAGAAAATATGTCCCAATAATTTCCATTTGGCAATGAGA